CCTTTTCAATTTCTGATTTGAATTTCATCTCATATTCTATTTTACTTAAAAAATCTCCCATATTAAATTCTAACTAATTTATTAGCAGCATAGGTCATAATTGCACCTAAGTGTTTATATCTAACTTTATATCCCATACCTTCAACCATACCAACTGCTTGTCTAAGTGTTGCATTAGATTTATATTTTGGATCTGGATTTAAATCAATATCTATCCATTGTGGTTTTGGTAAACCATTATCTTTAAGATATTCAGCTAATTCAATTGATTTCCAAACTTCAGTTAATAATCTTGTTGCAGTATTTCTCTCCATTGGAACTGTCTCTCGACTACATAAAACATGGGCACCTTTACCCTTTGTATATAACGCAATTACCACACCATATACTGTTTTTTTGTTTCCATAACATTGTGAATCTGATCCGATTAAGATTTCTACATCTTCTCTGTTTGATAAGTAATCTTTTACATAATCAACCACATTTGGTATCGGAGTACCATAAAGTGTTCTAAATTTCCGTTCCATAATTGTGTTTTTAAATAAATACTAAGTCATCTTTCTTTATTTTTTATTAATTAATTTAATTGTTAATTTCTTAGCCGGCATTACCCGTTTCCAGTTGTAACCAAACGTGGAGGTGAATTAACATATACAACTCTGCTAAGACAGGATTCGAACCATGTACGGTGCAATTAGGTACAGAACAAATAAGTTTTAACATTTTTAGTGGTCAATCCATTATTCTGTCTTTATTTTGTTATCACCACCCTTTAGACAGAAGGGCGAGTCTGCCGAGACACTTAAGTCATTTCAACACTTAGCAATATTTAAAAATTCTGCGGAGAGAGAGGGGGTCGAACCCTCGCACCGATCTTACTCGATGTACAACTTAGCAGGTTGCTACATTACCACTCTGTCATCTCTCCAAAATAAAATAATTAAATTAGGTTTTAGTTTCTCCTAGCTGACCCACTATGTCCGACTCTAACGGAAATGTTTGAAACCCAATTCAGCTTGTCTGTTTCCAGATAATTTAATTATTTTGTAACGAAGATAGGGATCGAACCTATAAACCGAAGAAATCTTGTCGACTGCTGATTTTCTTCTACCACCGCCATGTGTGTCTACCAATTTCACCACTTCGTTATTTATTGGCTTCACACCAATTCGATAGATGTTTGTCATTACCCTTTCGGGATACTTTCGGTCTACTCGCCGCTTTGGATGTCTGACTAGGATTCGGACCTAGAACTAGTGGACCAAAACCACTCGTAGTTACCATTACACCATCAGACAATATAGGGGACTTTCACCCCTTGGACATGGTTTATTTTCATTAAGTCACCACGTCAACCGACCATTGATCCAGAGACAAGCTTCGAACTTGCGACTTGAAATTTACAAAATTCCTACTCTACCAACTGAGTTACTCCGGAATGGAGAGGGACACGTTATTTATCCGTTTTTGGGACTCCCTCAGACCCATATTTTAAAATTTTTATACTAAAAAATATAAAAACCGAGTTTTATAAATAATTCAATATTCTTTATTTCATCTTATTTCTTCCTTTATACCAACCTTGTGGTATTTCAGTTTCTTTCTTAATTTTCTTATTCTCAATACCATTTGTAATCCACATCGTTCCAAATTGTGAATTTAATGAACCTTTTTGATTAATTGAACTCTTTTCTCCAATTATCTTTTTTGTTTTATCGTTATGTTTTTTTCCTTTAAAAGTTTTAGAACGATCAAAATTTGAATTTATTTGTCCATTTATTATTTTTTTATTCCGTTCTTTTTTTTGGTCTTCAGTTAAATTATTATAATATTTTTTTACAATAATTGAACGAAAATCTTCACCATATTTTTCTCTTAAAATTAAATCACATTTTTTCCTACCTTTTTTTAATTGTTCTTTTGTTAAAAATCTATCACCTTGACCTCCAGTACCTCCTATTCCAAGATTCATACACATTTTATCCTTCAATAATTCTTCATTAACTAATTCTCTTTCTTTTTTATATAATGATTCTCTATCTGAAAAATATTCAAGTATTTCACATTTAAAAATTTCTTTTCCATACTTGTTTATAGAATACCATAATCGTTTTCCAGAACCAATATAACCATCATTTAAATCATTTGTACTATGAATACCAATATAAAATTTTCCATTAATAATATTAGTTGTTTTATAAATGTAATGATATTGTTTTTCTTTTCTTGACATAAATATAATTTATATATAAATATCAAAAAAAGGTACAAAAGTTCAAATGAGCGTCATGTCGGGCTCGAACCGACTAATTCCACCGACTTGGAAGGACGGGATGCAACCAGTTACACCTATGACGCATGGACACCATACTTACCATTGCAATGGTTGTTGAGGTAATGGTTACCTTTATCAACATTCTGTAGTTCCTGTGTGAATCGAACACACACTATGTTGTATGTAAAACAACCGCTTTTCCATTAAACTAAGGAACCAATTTTTTTTTAAATTCACTAAATGTCTTAACAATAACAAAATTTAAGTTTTCTCGTTTATATATTTCAATTTTAGTTAACCAATATTCATAATCTTTACCTAACCATTTCTTTTTCTTTTCCCTATCAATCCCATCTAGTTCAACCCATAGATCCAAATAAGGTAAATAAACATCACTTATTTTTGAAGAATTTGGAATGTCTTTATGTGGTATATATGAAATTTTTTGTTCATCTAAATATTCAAATACATTTTTCTCAAAAGTCGATTGGTAATATACACCGTTCTTTGTTTGTCCTTTATTTCCAAACCCACCTATTCTACCAATTTCTTTAAGTCGTAATCTTTCGTCTATTGATTCACATCTTTTAGATGCAATTTTACTCATTAAATCTTTAAACACTTGTGAATTCTTAGAACAACGTATACTACAACATACTTGATTATTTTTACTTTTTTTAACTAAAAATTCATTTTTACATTCAGGACAAATTTTACTTATTTGTTCACTTTTTTTCTTACCAGTTAATGTTTTTGAAACTTTTAAATTTATTTCACACCTTTTATCCTTAGTTGAATAACTTTTTGTACATTTAATAGAACAAAAATCACCGGACGCGTATTTTGAATATTTTATTCCATTATTTAAACCACAATTTTTACATAGTTCCATAATAATAAGTATATCAATTCGAACTAAAATACCTTTACTTGGTTAAAATATTTTCAAAGATATTTAAAACCAACTAAGCGATACTCCCAAATTTAACATTCGTCCTATTTCAGGAGTAGTTCACCGGTCACATATTAAACCGCTATATGACAGAACTAAAGAGGGTTCGCGTTTTAAGAGTGCGATACCATCACCTTCTCTGAGAGTTATTAAAACTGTTATACTCACAAACAATAGTGGATATAATGGGAGTCGAACCCACACACATCCGAATTATACCATTCTTGCTTTGCTCGGTACTTATACCCAAATTTAACATTCGTCCCGTTTCCGGAGTAGTCCACCGGTCACATACTAGCCTCATATGTTTCACATCTTAAATGTAACGGGCGAATGTCTTTACGTGGACAAGGAAGGACTCGAACCTACAACCTACGCATTATGAGTGCGGTGCTCTCACCATTGAGCTACATGTCCGTGTAGTTGTTTGTGATTTTTATTACTGGGACACTAAAACAACCAAAATTCATAACCCACATAGAGATTTATTTCATCTCTCCCGGTTCAGGTGTAACATCGGTGATTTGACAATACCAAGTTTTTGGAAAATCTGACAATCTAGATTTCTCTTTAGCCACCTTGATTGCATTTCTTCTTGACTCCTTTTCGTCAATTCTACCTAGTTTCCTTCCTACTTTTGCCTCCACCCAATAGTGTGGTGCACGGATTCCACTTGTGTGAACCCAGTCGACTCTCCAAAGTCGAATTTGTTGGTTTGTAACCATAAATCATTGTTTTAACAATAATTTACTAACCGGGAGATTTGTTTTTTTTCATAATTTCCAATTTGTTTGTTAACATTGTTTTAGATTTTTCATAATCTAAGTTGTTTTCCGTTAAAATTTTTTTACATTCATCAATGTGAAAATATAATAATTCTTTTCTTAAAGATGCTGATAATTTTTTTAATTCATCCATATACTATCTTTTTAATGTTATAATTGTAAAAAAATAATTATTATCTGTCTCAATTAAAATATCTTCTTCTTTTAAAGAATAAGAACAACAATCACAATTCCATAAACAATCAATTAAAGGAGAAATATGTGTTTGAATTGTTTTGGGATAATATTTATCATCTAACATTTTTTGATATGTCTTAAGATTATCCCATTCTTCTTTTGTTGCTTCTTTTTTTTCTTCTTCTGTTCCAATAAAATTCCAACGTTTATTAAACCAAATGTCTGTTAAATTTTTAAGTTCATTTGTTTCTTCTGTTGAAACTTGAATAACATTTCTGGATTTAATATCATCACAACTTAATGTTGGTAATGTTCTATGGAAAATATATTCACCGATATAATAACCAAGTTGATATTCCAATGAAAGTTCTTCAATTTCTTTTTTTCTACTTTGTTTACTTTCTTCAATTTCTTCAGGTGAACGTTTCATAATACGTTCAAATACATTTGATCTCATAAATTAAAAATTTAATTTTGTTAATAAATTGTGGACCAGACAGGACTCGAACCTGTGAACCCATAATGGGAGAGCATTTACAGTGCTCCGACTTTGCCGCTTTGCTACTGACCCGAATTTAGGAAAACAGAAGATGGGCGAGTGGACATCTGTTTTTATAATTGGCATTACTTATTTCACCTCCGATAGTGATACTACCTTTCCCCAATTAACCTTTGTACATCTAATCGGATTCGAACCGATACTACTATGTTCCTAAGACATATGACTCCTTCCGTTGGTCTATAGATGCATATTATTGTGATCAAAGAAAGATTCGAACTTTCACGTCCCGCAGGACACCATATTTTGAATATGACGCGTCTACCAATTCCGCCATTCAACCATAAATGCTCCCCCAACAAGATTTGAACTTGTAATAACTGATTAACAGTCAGACGTGATACCATTTCACTATAGGAGAATTAAAAGATACAAATGTTGGGGTGACGAGACTCGAACTCGCATTTTCGGATATTAACCTACTTTCTAGTTCCCAAAACTAGTCGTCTTCCATTGACTTCACACCCCAATATAATATGTGATCTCGATAGGGGTCGAACCTATAACCTACAGATTAGAAATCTGTCGCTCTAACCATTGAGCTACGAGACCAAAAACAAGTCTATTCATATATTGTACACTACATGAAAATATTTCATTAGATCCCCAATAGGTTTCCTGTATATCATCTCTAGAAATACTTATCAACTTTGTGCTCCTGACCAGATTTGAACTGGTACACCCATTACTGAATACAAGTTTTTAAGACTTGCGCGGCTTCCATTACGCCACAGGAGCAATACTTCCACAATGTCAAAGAACCATAAAACAAAAAACCCGAACTTATTTTTTTATTAGTAAGTTCGGGTTATATTTTTAGAATTTAATCTATTTTATACTTCATATTCCGAACATACTATACTTTGCACATTTCCTCTATTACCGTTATATAACGGGTTAGGGTTAAGTGTTAGTATGTTCGTCAATAATTTCATCTTACTAATAATTATATGCAAATATACGAAAAGTTATTTAAACTACAAAATATTTTTTATTTTTTTTTTATTTTTATTTATAATACTTTGTTTTCGTACTTTGATGAAGCAAATATAAGTGAAATATTTGGAATAATAAAATGTTTTTTAAAAATAATATTTTGTTATTCCGTATTGTTTTAGGATATTTTTTACTTTATCTGGTTCTTTTGAATATATTAGTAATCTAACTATTCCATTTCTATCCAAATTATTTATTAAGTTTTCATTTGATAATAAGATATTAATTACTTTATTTTTTTT